ATGAGATTAAGCAGTCTCTAAGTCGTGGGCGAACAGACGCTTAGGAAATTTTTACCAAAAGCAGTAAGTTTAATAATGCCTTTTTGTATCTCAATCTTGGATTCCAAACCTTTCATCACCTGATCAAGTTTTTCAGATCGCTCATCTTTGTTTAGAATCTTGCCTTCGAATTCAATTTTCAAGTCGGGATTTTGAAGTATGGAGATATCTAGGTTTAGAGCCTCATGCTCCTTGTTTAACGCTGAAGTCATTTCTTGATAGGGTGCTGAATGATAAAAAGACTCGTATTCTGAATCATCTGTCAAATAATCATTGTATGTTATATCGATTAATTTAAGGCGTGATAGATTATCAATCGATGGCGCTATCAGATCCTGATCTGATACTTCAGGATTGCCCAAAAATACATGCTGATAAAGCATATGATAGCTGTTACTTTCTTGCCTGATAATATTCGCAATTGGCGATATATTCTTGGCACTATCTTGGTTTAAGTATTTTAAATTTTTAGCATCTAACGGGCTGAGTGATTTGATAATCTCTACAAACGCATGATGCATCTGCCCATCTTTTCTCTCATCCATGGCTGACACAATCAAATTGGCAAACATTTCGCGAATGTTCTCTTCGTTCATATGAAATCGGCTGGCTTCCAACGCTGGGCCGATAATTGCCACATTGGGGTCTTTGAGTGCATTTGCTGGTATTTTTTCAATACCGGTCTGAATGTTGTTCTGCATGGCTTGTATATTCATTGCTTGTTGAGCCTTAATGCTTTCAACTTTATAATGCCACTTGTGACCATATACCACAAACCAAATATCTTGCAAGGTTTGCAAAGGTCCATTTAGCAAACCAACTGATGCAGCGCCACTCACAGCACCTGTGATAGCTGGTATTAAATGAAAGGTTTCTGCTGTCACGGCTATTACTCCTAAATTTTCTTCAATATGCGTTTGGTGATCTTAAATTCATTACCACCGCTCAAGACGGCTGACCCTCCAAACCCAGCCAATCACTTCAAACTCACCATCGCTGATCTGCTGCTTGGTGGCGACCTGCTCAGGAAATTCAGCGGCATTATCGCTGACGATACGCACGCCACCATCAGGCAGTCGGTACAGACGCTTACATAAGCACAGCTCCCCAAAGCGAATTGCAAAAATCCGCCCATCCTTGACTTCTTTTCGTCTTTTATCGATATAGATGGTGTCGCCATCTTGCACATAGGGCGTCATGCTGTCATCGCACGCAGTGACTGCAAAGGCATTGATGGGCATCACACCCAGATTGCTCAAGGTGCGTCTGCCCATGCGCAGCTTACGACCCTCAAGCGGTGCATCACCATTGACTGCACCATGCCCACAAGCAAAGGCAATGTCTTTATAAAAAGGGATCTCAGCTTCATCATCATCCAGTGGGGTGCTATCGTCCCATTCAATGATAGGGGTGAGTTTATCATTATTTTTTGTCATCTCACCTTCGCCGTAATCAAGCCAAGTTATAGGTACACCAAGACATTGCGTAAGCAGTTTCATTTTGTCGTTTCTTGGCTTGGCTTGACCTTTGGAATAACGGCGTATCATTTTAGGAAATTGATCAGCCTTGGCTCGCTCACTTGGCATCACGCCTTGGGCATTGAGTAAATGGGATAAAAACAATCCGCCAAGGGGTAGATGCTTAGCTATTGAGCAAGCGACAGGCGGTAAGGTAAAAGCGGAAGGCTTGCGTCCTGATATTAATTGGGAATATGTCAGAGAACAACAAAAAACCCCTAGTTATCGCTAGGGGCGGTGTCCATTTTCGGATTAACTTAAGGAAAGTTAAATGAACGAATTTATTATACCAAACTCTAATTCTGTGAGCAATGATTTTAATTATTCAAGAACAGATTTAGACGCCCAAGAGCAACAAATCGCTGAATTTATCAAAAAAGGTGGCAAAGTCATCAATCTTGACAATTCCGAACAGCCAAAGAAAAAATCAGCAAAAAAGCGTGATTTTAACAACCAAAGGATAAATAGCAAAATGCACCTTGTTTTGTGCTATCTAAAAAGGTCAGGTAAGCGTATGACTGGCTTACAAATTCAAGAAAAATTCGGCATATCGGCAACAACTTTAGGTAGTCAAACAAGGCTACTGAACGCACAAGCAAGCAAACAGTACAATCAAAACAGCAACCCAAGCAGAAAATGAAACATCAGCACAGCACAGCCAAGCATCTTTATGTGTTGCCAATATTAACGAAGGCTTTTTATCACTATTAAACTGGTGCAATAGATACACAGGGGCAAAGCATCCACCGAAATTTGTTATTAGACAGCAATTTAGCCAACATGCGGTTGATATTGGCTTATTAACACAGCTATCAGGTTTAATTGACGCAGGCAAGCTGCCTAAATCTGTACTGTATGATAAAGCCCGTGAGTTTAATTTAATCAGTGGCGAGCTTAGCAATGATGAAATAGATGGTTTAATTGAACAACCGAGCATGACTTATGAAGCATTTAATCAATTTAGAAAGGCTCAAGGTTCATCTGTCAAATAAGTTTAAAACCACACTTAATGAAATTGATGAGTTTTTACAATTGGTGGTATTTCGTCATGAAATTAGTGAGCTTAACTATAAAGAATTTGAGTTATTAATTGGCGAGAGTAAGCAGAAGCTCTTGGGCTTTTTGGCAGGTTACGCCTTGGAGTTAACCCAAGATTGGCAAGAGCTATACGATTACAGCTATACGCTTGAAACCAAAATGATTGATGATGATAAGCCAGATACGCTAAACATGAATGAGCCACAATTTGACGCAGACAGCCCCATCAAGCTATCTGCTCAGGTTGGTGTAACGCTTAATCAGATTTTGGCTAAGTTTGGTGATGAACAAAGCACAAAGATAAGTAATGCCATCAGCTATGCTTATGCCAATGGCTTACCAAACCAAGAGCTTGTTAGGATTATCAGGGGTACACGCAAAAACCGCTACCAAGATGGGATTTTACAAATCACAACACGCCATGCCAAGACCATTGCTCACACAGGTACAGCCATTGTTGCAAGCCAAGCCAAACAGCAATTTATTCATGATAACAAAGACATCATCAAAGGCATTAAAGTCATTGCAACCTTAGATTTACGAACAAGTGGTATTTGTAGGCATTTGGACGGTGAGATAATGCCGATTGATAAGGCAGTTTATCCGCCCTATCATTACAATTGCCGTACAAGTTTTGAGATTGTTTATGATGGCTATCAAACGCCCAAACAGCGAGCGAGCATGGATGGGGTGGTTAAAAATCAAACTTATTATGAATGGCTAAAAAATCAGCCCAAAGCGTATCAAGTGGAAGTTTTGGGCAAGAAAAAAGCCAAACTATTTCAAGAAAGTAGCGTTGATGAGTTTAAAGAATTTGATAAGAATTTAAGACCGATGACGCTAGATGAGATTAAGGCCCAATTATAGGGCTTTTTTTGTTGCCCAAGGTTGGAAAACCAAGGGTGTTTTGTGCTGGATAGCACGCAAATGGAGACAAACATGCAATTAAAAACTGATGAAAACGGTAATGTGGTTGTGCAAGATGGTAAGCCTGTTTATATGTATGACGATGGGCAAGAAATTGCCTTTGATGCACAAGCAACAATGGCAAAGATAAGCCAGCTTAATTTTGAAGCTAAAAAACATCGTGAAGAAAAGCAAAAGGCACAATCCTTATTGAAATCTTTTGATGGCTTGGACGCTGATGAAGCAAGACGAGCATTAGAGCTGGTGAAAAATCTTGATGATAAAAGGTTAATTGATGCAGGCGAAGTTGAAAAGGTGAAAGCGGAAGCTAGAAAAGCCTTAGATGAACAGCTTGCCCAAAAAGACGCCCAAATCAAAAAGATTAATGATGACTACCGAAGTGCGGTTATTGGCGGTGAGTTTGCTCGTTCAAGCTTTATCAAGGATAAGACCTTGCTACCGCCTGATATTGCCCAAAATGCGTTTGGGCGGCATTTTGACATGGTAGATGGTAAAGTGGTTGGTTACTTAAATGGCGAACCAATTTACTCACGCACCAACATGGGTGAGCTTGCCAATTTTGATGAAGCTTTTGAGACCATTATTAACCATTATCCAAGTAAAAGCGATATTTTGCGTGGTTCGTCGGCAAGTGGTGCAGGTGTTAAACAGCCGTTGGCACAGGCAGGCACGACAAACTTAAAGCGTAGCCAAATGTCACTTGAACAAAAGTCCGCTTTCATCAAAGAACATGGGCAAACCGCCTATTTAAATTTAGGAGCTTAATTTATGGCGATAACAACCAATAACGATGTACTTATTTACAATGAGCTTGCTCAAACTGCTTATCTTGAACGCTTGCAAGAGAATTTGGCGGTATTTAACAAAGCGTCCAATAACGCTATTTTGTTAAGTGATGAGAACCTGCAAGGTGATTTTACCAAAGAGTCTTTTTATAAGATTGCAGGCGAGATTGAACACCGAGATGTTAACAGCACCAGCGTTGTACAAGCCAAAAAGATTGCCATGGCGGAGCGAGTGGGTGTTAAAGTACCGTTTAAGTTTGGGCCTTATGAAACTACCGAAGAAGCGTTTAAACGCCGTGCACGCAGTGTAGATGAGTTTTCTTTACTGCTGGGTCAAGACTATGCCGATGCTTTAATGGCAGGCTATTGGAAGTATGCCACCGCAGCACTACAAGGGGCGGTAGGCTCAAATTCATCTATGCTGGTAACGGCTAAGCTGTCAGAGCATGGGCGAAAAGTCATTACCCAAGGTATGAGAAAGTTTGGTGATAAGTTTTCTAACCTATCCTTGCTTGTGATGGACGCAGCGAGCTATTTTGATATTGTAGATGGGGCAATTACCGATAAACTGTATCAAGAAGCCAGTACCGTGGTTTATGGCGGTGCACCCGGTACGATGGGTATTCCTGTTTTGGTAACCGACCAAGCTAAAAAAGATACTATTTTTGGCTTACAACAAGGGGCAATTCGTATCAGAAATAGCCAATTACCTGCTTTTAGAGTGTATCAAGACAATACCAAAGAAAACCTAGTGATTGGCGTACGAGCTGAAGGAGCGTTTAACCTTGATGTCTTGGGATACAGCTATAAAGATACGGCAGGGGCTAATCCGAACTTGGCAACCTTGGGGGCAACAGCCAATTGGGAAAAATACGCAACGAGCGACAAAAACACCGCAGGCGTGATTTTAAACATTGCAGAGGGTTGATATGTTAGTTTATAGCAAGCAGGGTAAAAAAGTCTTGGGGGTTGATGGTGAATACCGAAACCCTGAATACTTTGAAAAAACAGAGCAAACAGACGCCGTTACGGTTATTGGCGATTATCCGCACATTGAGCTGGCTTACCAAGCAATTGGCGTCAATGTCATTGGCTTGGGTGTTGATGACACGCCTGCCATTAATGGTGATGGTGAACAAACCAAAGCCAAATCACGCAGAACACCAAAAGCGGTATCATGAAATAAAGCCCCACCTAAAACAGGTGGGGTTTTTTATTGGTAATTTAAGGATTAGCATAGGATTCGACATGAGCAAGACTAAAAAAGCTAGGATAGACGCCCCCGCCAAAAACGGCTTTAACTATAAGCCTAAATTTGGCTTGATTATCCAATGCGATGATGAAGCCCACCAACAAACCGTCTTTGAACGGCTTAAACAGCTAGGCTACAAGGCTAAGGTGGTGGTTGTATGATTGTCAATATTCATCACACTTGCACCGACTTTGACAGCTACCGAGCTGAACGAGTCAAATCGCTTTTTAATGTAGAAACTGGGGCAGATGTCAAAATTACAGCTGACCTACCCATTGAGAGCGAGCATTGGCAGGATAAAGATTGGCAAATCGGTGTCATTGTTGGTCGCTCTGGTACAGGCAAAACCAGTATTGGCAAGCAAATTTGGGCGGACACGCCTATTTACAATCCCACTTGGCAAGCTGACAAACCCATCATAGACCAAATCGCCACAAATGACGGCATAGACAAAGCCACCGCCTGTCTGTCTGCGGTGGGGCTTGGCACAGTTCCTGCATGGCTACGCCCTTATCAAGTGTTAAGTAATGGTGAGCAGTTTCGTGCCAATCTTGCCAAAGCACTAGCGGACGAGCCAAACCGCCTAATCATTGATGAATTTAGTAGCGTGGTAGATAGGCAGATTGCCTGTATCGGTGCGAGTGCCTTTGCAAAAGCATGGAAACGCACCAAAGGCAAACAAGCCATTTTGCTCACTTGTCATTATGATGTGTTGGATTGGCTTGAACCTGACTGGGTATATAACACCGACACGGGTGAATTTACCGTCAATCGGGGGTTACTTTGGCGAAAACCACCCATTGCCTTTGACATCTACCAAACCAACTGGCGATTTTGGGAACTTTTTGAGCCACATCATTATTTAAAAATGCCTAAAATGATTGCGTCCACCAACTATGTGGCGGTGGTGGGTGGCGAGCTTGTAGCTCATTTGGCGGTATCCACACAACCGGGACTAATAGAAGCTCGTGCCTGTCGGCTTGTAGTCATGCCAGAGTGGCAGGGAGCTGGCATTGGAATGCGGTTTTTAAATGCCGTGTGCCAAATGTGGCTAAATGGTGAAAACCGCTACAACAAGCCAATGCGGACCATTTTTCACACCAGCCACCCAAACCTTGCTCAGGCTCTAAGGCGTGATAAGAAATGGACGCAGATTAGTAGTGGTTTATACGCCAAAACATCCAAACAGTACAAAGACGGTAAACTATTAGGGCGTTATGGCGGACATTTTAGAGCAGTACAGGGCTTCCGCTATTTGGGAGAAAATTTTGATGAATAAATTAAAAGTGATGATAGTTGGGCAAAAATGGCTTGCCGAACAGCTTTTGGCATGGTGTTTAACCCAATCAAATATTGAAGTGGTTGCTGTATCGCCCCCAAACAATACAGACCGTTTGGCAAGATTGGCAACAATACACCAAATCCCCATTGTTGTCCACGACAAAACCTTAACCGCCAATCAAGTACCGACTGGGGTGGATATTATTCTAACCGCCCACGCTTATTGTTTTGTACAAAAACAAGCAAGGGACAAGGCAAGGCTTGGGGCGGTTGGCTACCACCCAAGCCTGCTGCCAAAATATAAAGGCAAACACGCTGTCAAAGACGCATTTGACAATGGCGACAAGATTGTTGGCGGTTCGCTGTATCAGCTTGACGATGGGTGGGATACGGGAGCGGTGCTTGCCCAATCTTCCGTTACCGTAGATAGCGGAGATACGCTGGCTATTTTATGGCGAGATAAATTAGCACCCTTGGGGCTGGATTTATTTGAGCAATTTTTAAACTCGCACCTGACAGTTTAAAAATTTCGGATAAACGATTACGGCTTTTTAGGATGAAACAATGATAACACTTGATGATTTAACAGACATTGATAAGGCCGATGAACAAACCGTGGTTATTGTCAATGCGTGGCTAAATAAGCATAAAATTAGGGCATTTGATAAGACCCCTGACCCCATCAAACAAGCAGGCAGATATATTGCCAAAGCATGGCTTGACGGTGATTTATTTGTCGCACGAACAGAAGGCGTAGTGACGAGCAAATCGTCAAAAGCAGGTGATGTGTCTGTCTCAAAAACTTATGCAGATGGTGAGCAAGGGCAGGCGATGAGCCAAAATGAGCAAATCGCTTTGGCACTCATTGAGCCGTATTTACAACAGCCTTTGGGAATGTTTGGCTTGCCTTTGGTTAGGGTGTGAAATGGGATTAAAAGCTGAAATTAGTACTGAAATTGCCCAAGCCTTTGATGGCGACTTAAAAGATGCTGTCAAAGACTTCACAGGCAGGCGTGCCGTCTTATCTGATGATGATTGGGCGGTTAATGATACCCAAGTACTATCTACCATCGATTACAGCGGTAGGGGCGTTTTTACAGGCTTTCACGCCTATGAGATTGATAACAAGACCATCATGCAACAAGATACCAAGCTAATTTGTTTGCAAAGTGAGCTGACAGACAGACCGCAGATAAATGACAATATCAATCAGATGAAAGTGATTAATATCAGCCAAGATCCAGCAGGTATCTGTTATTTCATACAGCTTAGGGGGACAAATGGGGATTAAGTGGCATAAAAAAATCACGGTTGAACCCATTGCTGATAAGATTGACGCCACTTACCGCAAATTTGCCATTGACTGTTATAACAATGTCATCGCCCTAAGCCCTGTGCGTAAAGGGCGTTACAAAAATGCCCATCATATCAGCATTGGCACAAAAAGCCTAAATGAAAATGGCGGCGGTGTTGAGCTTGTCTTAGGCTTACCAAAGCATACCTACCCACTCATCTACATTCAAAACAACCTGCCCTATGCGTTGCGACTTGAACATGGGCATTCACAGCAAGCCCCAACAGGGGTTTATGGCAATGCCTTTAACAGTGCCATCGCCAACTTGGGTTAATCAAGCTGTCTTTGATATGCACGCACAGCGTCCATGATGAGCTGATTTTGGGGAATGCCTAGGCGTTTGGATAAGTTTTCTATTAAGCTAATGTCATCAATATGTAGCTTTAAGCCTTTGGTTTTAAAGCCACGCTTGGCATCAGAGTCAGCGGTACGCTGGGTTTGGCTTTTTGGGGTGCTTGTGATTTTTGGCATGGTTTAATCTCCTAGGTTGTGCAGTCGCAAGCCCCACGATGTCGCTGTGAGACTTGCGTTGTGTTGATTAGAGCTTGACTTAACTGCTAGATTTTAGTAAGATAATCAACACAAGGATAATTGCGATTTGGATAATTCGTTTCATCGCTTTTTCCTTCTGCTAGTGAGTGTACAGTAGCTTGGTTGTTCCAGAACCTTGCTACCACCTCCAAGACTGATAATACCTTGTCTTGTTGGTGTATATTGTAAGCTAACCAACAAATAAAGTCAATCATTTTCTATAAAATGTTTGGCTTTTTTATTGCCTTAAAAATGATTGACAAAATAAACCGCCCATTGTGGCGGTTTTTTATTGGACAAAACAATGAACAGTTTTCACATTGAACAAACGCTACTGACGCATATCAAAGCTTGGGAGTATTTTGATGATGTCCCCTTAGCCAAAGAAAACCGAAACTTTAAACCCCCTGATGGCATTTGGGGCAGGGTTACGATTTTGGGTGGTGTCAATCAAGTACGCAGTATCAGCGATAAGCCTGATATCCTGCAACAAGGCACGCTGGTAATACAGCTGTTTTGCCCACAGGATTTAGGCACAGTGGCAATTAAGCAAAAGGCGGATAGCCTAGCTAATCATTTACAAACAAGGCGGTTTGGTAGGCTTGAACTGTTAGCCCCCAGCATCATCAATGCAGGATTTCATGATTACTACCAAATCAATGTAAGCGTAGCATGGAGATACTACTAATGCCAAAAAACCGACACCGACGGCTATTACAGCTGTATGGTGAAATTAATGAACTTGGGGCAATATTAGACGCCCCAAAACCCAAAGATATTCACCCACATGAGTGGATATTAATGAAAGACCAACTTTATTATATGCGTCAGTATTACCGAGTGTTAAAACAACGAACTGATGATACGGAGAAATGATTTATGTCTAGTGGAGCATTTGTTAAAACGGCGTATGCCAAACAAACAGGCGAAACCCTGCCTAAAACTGGCTGGAAAACCCTACCAAATATCAGCAATGGGCTAACCGTTGCCACAGAGCTTACAAACAGTGAAATGCTGTCAGGTTCACGCATGGCAAAAGCAGGTATGGTAACATCAGCAAGTGTGCAGGGCGATATTGAGACCGAGCTTATGTTTGGTGCGTATGATGAATTAATTGCTGCTGCTTTTTGGAGTGAATGGTCAGCAGGTGCTAGCCCTAATACGCTAAGTGTTGGTGCAACCAAACATCAGTTTGCTATAGCCAAGGATTTTAGCGATATTAATGTTAACCATGTCTTTACAGGATGCGTTGTATCAAGCTTTGGGCTGAGTGTGGATACATCAAGCCTAATTAAACTAAAATTTGGTATGACAGGCCTAGGCTATCAAGAAAGTAAAACGGAATCATTTGCCAAAACACCGACCGCCCAAGCAGATACCGCTAAGGCAAGCGGTTTGTCTATTGGCGAGATTAAAGTTAATGGCACAAAACTTGATGTGTGTGTTGAAAGCTTTAGTTTTGAGCTTGATAACCAAACAGAAGTACAAAAGTGCTTGGGCGATAATATCTATGGTGGTAATATCTTAGCCATGCTTACCAACATTACAGGCTCTATGACGATTGCTTATAGCCAAAAAGCCCATGAGATGATTAGTAACCAAATGACAGGGGCAACGCTAAGCCTTGAGTTGCCGATTAAGTTTGGTAATAGTAAGTATGTGATTAAAATACCCAAATTTCAGGTATCAGGCGAAATCCCAAGCCCATCAGGCACAGATTTGGTTACCGTGGATTTGTCTTACACGGTGGTTGATGAAAGCCCAGTCATTGAGAAACATACCGCCTAATCAGTGATAAAACAAAAGCCTAGCTACTGCAAATAGCTAGGCTTTTTTATTAACCCCTTTTGGCAGATAAAAGGAATTAACTTGTGGAATATATTACCATAATTGTGGATTTTATGAAATATTTAATTGAAAAACACGGCTTATTTGTCATTTGGCTGATGGTGGCAAGTCTGATTACGCTTTATAAGCTGGATATGATTTTAACCGCCGTTCATTTGTTTTTTAATTAAGATGGGCAATATTATCCATACGATTCGATAAACTTTAAGGAAAAAAATAACATGGCATTTGATTTAACACTCTTAAAAAAAGACGCTAAGATGAGTGCTAAGCGTGAGATTGAATTTGATGGGCTTGAATTGACGCTTGAAATTCAAGCAAGCGAAGCGTTTAAACGAGCCGCCGCTGAAGTACAAAAGATAGCAAACACGCCCAAAAAGGTAACCAAAGACAGCTTAAAGCGTGGTAACCAAGATGAAATTGGCGAGTATGAAGCCATGCTATTTATCTTAGGTGAGTACTGTATCAGTCAATGGAATGTTACCGCTGATGGTGAGCCATTAGCCATCAATGGCGATAACTTTTTAATTCTGCTTGACCAAGGTTTTGAAAAAGACAAATTAACACAGTTTATTACCTTGCTATTTGAAACTTATGCCAGCCTTAGCCAAGAATTTGAAGACAATAAGGCAAAACTGGTAAAAAAGTCCACGACTGCTACCAATGGGAAAAAATCAGGGTAACACTTACCCCAAACCGTATTGAGAGCTATCAGCGGTTGGGGATTGATTTACCCACGCCTGCTGTCAGTGATGTGTATGTTGACAATATCTTTATGGTTTTTGCCCTAGCAAACCGAGCAAGGCGATACACCCAAGGCATCGCTTTGCCGTTGTCTGTGCGTGATGTTTGTGATGTTTGTGAGCATTATCAAAGCTTATTGCCCAGGGCGTGGCTGTTTGAGCTTATTTTTATGCTTGATGATTTATGGCTTGATGAGTATAACAAAAGCTCTAAGAAAACTTAGGGCTTTATTTCAAAAAAATATCTTAACAAACAAGAAAAAATGTTGTAAAGTTATAACTCCGATTAACTAGGGAGTTATTGAATGAAAAAGCTTTTAATTGATGAAATTGATTTGGCAGACCTACCACGAGCGATAGCATACACACATAGCTTATAGCTTAATGATCAAGCCAGATGCAAAGGAACAAGGGGAATTTCAAATCACCTGTCATCAGGCAACTAGCCAAGCGATGAACTATCTGCATGGTTTGCACGCAGAAATCAAACGGCTTGGGGGCGTAGCACCCAGCTTGGATATAGATGAAGATGAAATCGCTAGAGCCATCATTACGAGAATGGTTCAAGGTAAGAGATTTATGGTCAATCTTGACTACTGGAACACTAAGCCTAATGTAAGTATCATTGATCAAAAAAGCTGGGTGGTGCAGAGTGATGATATCGCCAAAATCATCGCTGACCCTGCAGGTGTGCCAAAAGATGTGCTACCAAGTATCATCCAAGCGGCACTTAAGCGTAGTGGCTTGACTGTATAAATTTTAACAAATTTAGGCTATACCCTGCTCATCAGATGGTGAGTGGGGCATTGGTATTTGTTATTGATAAGTAAAACAAATTGTTCAAACCATATCATGCTTGCTATAATATAATTTCAGCGATACTTTTAGTATTGTTATCATCAAGGAGATGGGTGTATGCAAGATAATGCTAAAAAATCAGATGCAACTCACCACTCTGCTCAACTTTTGCGTGATATGTTTAGTTGCCTAAACCAAGCAATGAGCAGGGAAACCGAGAAATTTCACCAAGAGCAAAAAAAGGTAAAAGAGGAGATTAACCATGGCGCAAGAATTACCAACCACAGAATCTCTCTTTGATTTTTTATATCTTGACAGCATTAAAATTCGCTCGTTTTATGCGCAGCTGACAGGGTTTGGCTCGTTGGCTAGCATTAAGGCAAATAACGCACTTAATAGCAGCTTAGCGAGCGAGGGTGCTTTTGGCGTAAATGCTATGGCAAAGATTGACGCTAAGGTGAACTATGCTACAGGTGAAAATCAATCTAGCGAAAAGACTTATGATGCGACACCAACATTACCTAGGGAAATGATTGATAAGCTAGACGAGTTAGGATTTATCAGTCGAGAACTTGGTGAGAATTCAGCAGGTAATTTGGTGTTATTAAACGGTGTGCTAAGCATTACAGATATAGAAACACTGCAAAATCTACTTGAGCCAACAATGCACTTTGCAACCGAAGAAGAATACAAGCAATTGTATGGTGATAGAAAAAGGCAGGCGGTAAAGAAAAAGCTTGAGGAAAACAAGCCGGTGGTTCAATTAATTAAGGCTATTCCATATGCACTTGAAGCTAGACTAAAAGTCGGTGGAGACATGGTATGGATGACCTTAAATCGTGGAGAAATGGTCGGCAATCCACACGATATCAACCTAAAGCATGGTAAGGTGTTGTTTGGGGAATATTATGTTTTGGGAGTGTTAGACGCCATCCCAAATGATGATATGAATATAGATATGACAACTGGTAGCTTTGGTGATGTAATCTTGGAATTGTCTCAGTCGCTCAAAGAAACAATGGGTAGGAATACAAGCAGTTATGGCATCACCCCGATTGCTATCTTTAGAGTAATCCGCACCAATCAACAAGCTAAATAGCACTATATAACTTAAAAAACCAACCGTCCTTTATGGGCGGTTTTTTATTGGGTGAATTTATGTCAAATACATACCGCTTAGACATACAGGTAAATGCCGATAGTGCTAATACCGCATTGGGAAATCTAAAAGAGCATTTTGATAAGATTGAACAATCAAGCACTAAGGCAAGCGTTGGTATTGATGGCTTTTCAGACAAGGCAGACAAGGCGTCAAAATCCAGTAAAAAAGCTGGTGATGAAGCTAAAAAAGCAGGTGATGGGGCTAAAAAGTTTGGTGATGATGCCAAAAAAGCAGGTAATGATATTGATGACTTAAAGCATAAAGCAGATGGCTTAAAAACAGCGTTTGGCACATTAAAAGGCGTGATGTTTACCGCCCTTGCTGTTGCTGGCGTTGGTGGTATCATTGCCACCGCCGATGACATGCAAACCCTGACAAGTCAAATCAAAATTGCCACCACAAGCACCAAAGATTATGCCCATGCAATGAGTGAGATAGAACGCATTGCGATGGGTAATATGGTCAGCCTTGACTCTGTTGGGCAATTGTACGCATCAAACGAGCGGTCATTAAAACAACTTGGCAAAAGCCAAGATGAAGTGATTAAGTTTACCGAAAATATCACCACGGCAATGCGTGTCAGTGGCGGTAGTGCAGAAAGTCAAGCCGCCGCTTTAACCCAGCTTGGGCAAGCCATGGCGTCAGGGGTGTTGCGTGGTGATGAGTTTAACTCAATTGCCGAGCAAGCCCCTGTTATTATGGAGCTGTTGGCGGACAGCCTAGGGGTAACCACAGGCAAACTGCGAGATATGGCAAAAGAAGGTAAGCTTACCTCAAAGGTGGTTTATGATGCCATTGCTGGTGCGTCTGCAAGTGATAAGCTTGCTGAAAAATCCAAAAAAATGTCTACAACCATCAGCGGTGCAATGCAAAACATTCAAACGCAGTGGCGACTTGGTGTTCATGCCATCATGAACGGTGAGGGCGGTTTATCCAGCGTGCTTGCTGATGGTATTAATAGCATTGCGTTGGGTGCGTCATCAGTTGTTGATGCCTTGCCTGCGATTAATCAGGCTATCACTGATACCATTGCCAAAGCCAAAGAAATGGGTACGGCATTTTTAGCGTCTGATTTTGGGCAATCTGCGATACAAACTGCCAAAGATGCCTTTGAACAATTAAAATCAGCCATGCAAGGTGTGGTTGATATTGCAGGCGATGTAAAAGCATTCTTTGAGAAAAACCCTGAGCTTGCAATTGCACTGGCGAGCGGTGTTGGGGCGGCGGCAGGAGCGTTTTTATTATTTAAAGGTGTGCTGATTGCATGGGCAGGGGTGGCAACGCTGGCAACAGTGGCAGGGGGTGCGTTGGCGGCGGTGATGGCAGTGCTGACCAGTCCGATTACGCTTGTGATTGCTGCTTTTGCTGCACTGGTGGCGGCAGGTGTGTATGTGTACCGTAATTGGGACACAATTAAGCAAAAGGCAAATGACGCATGGCAGAGCATTAAAGAGACTTGGCAGGGCGTTGGCGAATGGTTTGGCAAGCTTTGGGATAAAGTCAAACAGACTTTTTTTGATTGGTTATCACAAATGCCAAAACCAGTACAAGAGATGGTGGCTAATATTGGTGAAATATTTAGCACAATTGTGGATGTGGCAGGGGCGGTTTGGGATGGCATTGCCGATATTGCTAAAAGTGTGTGGCATGCGATAACAGAATTTGTCTCTTACGCCATTGATAAAATTAAGCCTGTTATCAAATCTGTTTTGGAGTTTTTTAAAAACGCATGGGACGGCTTGGTTAGTATTGCTAAAACCGTTTGGCAGGCGGTTATTGGCGTTGTCAGCCATGTTTTTGATAAAATATCTGGCATTATCAGTACACAATTTGAAGCCATGAAAGCGATTTTTATGGCAGGTGTTACCATTTTTGCCAGCATTTTTAATGCAGGCTTTGAGATGGTGAAAACCATCTTTAGCACCGCTTTTAAAGTGATAACAGCCGTATTAACTGGCGATATGCAAGGCGTAAAAGACGCCATCAAAGATGGTTTTCAAAAAGCCGTTGATATCTTTAAAAAATTGGTTGGTAACATTGTAGATGCCTTAAAAAAACTTGGCAAAGATTTACTACAAGTTGGGCGTGATGCCATGCAGGGCTTTATTAATGGTATCAGCGAGAAAATAGGTGCAGCGGTTAGCAAAGCCAAACAGATGGCAAGTAGCGTAAAAAATGCCATCACAGGTTTTTTTGACATTCATTCGCCGTCTCGTGTGATGAAACAAGTTGGTGGCTGGATATCAGAGGGCTTGGCAATTGGTATTGCCTATAAAGCACCGATAGCCGCCAAAGAAGCCAAAAACCTTGCTAAAAGCGTAAAAAATGCCCTTGAAAGCGAACTTCAAAAAACCGCAGAAGAGATATTTTTAACCAAACAGCACATTAAAGGCAATCCATATGCTGAGCTGACCAAAGACATTGCCTTTGGTAAATACGGCAAACAAGACACCAGCCGATTACAAAAGTTGGCACAAGAGCAAATCTTACAAAGCAATATTTTAACGCTCACCCAACAGCTGCATGAAGCCCAGCAAAATCTTGCCAATGTGGGGCTGACCAGCATTGAAATCATGCAAAGGGAGTATGATGAAACTGACAAATCTGTGCGAGCGTCTTTAGATTTGTTTGAGCAAGTCAAGAAAACAAGTCAAGAGCTAATTGATGCAACCAATCGCCATGAAGCAACCCAAGCGTTTGAAAGCACGCTAAAAGACATTGCAAAACAGATGGCACTCATGGGCGAAAGTGAGCCGTTGGCTGAGTTTTTATATGACTTACAAAACGCTGAGAAATATGCTTATTATACCACTGAACAGTTGGCAAGGCTTAAAGATGAGATGATTAAGCTACAAAATGCCAAAGACGCCAAACAAGCAAGCGACGGCATTAAAAACAGTCTACAAGATATTAACAAACAGCTGGCGTTATTGGGCAGTAATCACCCCTTAGATGACTTTTTTTATGAGCTTGAACAGACAGACAAATACGCCCATGCGACCACTGATGAAATCAATGAGCTAACAGACGCTATCTTTAAGCTACAAAATGCCAAAGATATGCTAAATGCCAAACAAGCATTTGAGACGCTAATGAAAGATACAGCACTGGCAAATGAAACGCCAGCTCAAAGGCTACAGCGTGAATATGATGAAAAAATGGCGGTAATTGATAGGTATGAGCAAATGCACAGCGATAAGCTTGAAAATGCCACAAGCCTAAGACAGCAAATCACCGAGCGATATGAGCAAGCCGAAAAAGATGCTAAAGTCAAAAACTATCAAGAGCATTTAACAGCATTTGCAGGGTTTTTAAAAAACACAGCAGGTGAGCAGTCCAAAGCCTACCGTGTGATGTTCGCTGCGTCAAAAGCCTATACCTTGGCGGATGTGGGCGTTAAAATGGGTAAGGCGGTTGCTGATGCTTGGGCAGACCCATCAGCGGTGACAATTTGGCAGAAACTTGCCAATGTCGCCAAAGTGTCTTTGGAACAGGGGCATGTGTTAAGCATGATTAACGCCATTAGCCCCAAAGGGTTTGCCACAGGGGGCTACACAGGCAACATGGGGATAAATCAGGTGGCAGGGGTGGTACATGGTCAAGAATATGTACTAAATGCTAAAGCTACAAAGCGTATCGGCGTTAGCAATCTTGAACGGCTAAACCGTGGTGATGGCATTGGCGGTCATGTCAATCATATTAATGTCCATGTAACCGTAAACTCTGACGGTAGTAATGTCCAAGCCGATACCCAAATGGGTAAAACCATGGGCGAAGCCATGGCAAAAATCGCTCGGCAAGTCGTGATACAAGAGAGCAAACAAAACGGACATCTTGACAGGCTATACCGCAGATAAGCAAAAACCCAACTGTTTGCACCAGTTGGGTTTTTTATTACCCCTTTAAACAGCACTTAAAGAGATAATTTATGGGTGATTTTATCACATTTTTAACTTATATTGAAAGTGAGAGATTAACAATGGCAAAATTCATTATTTTAATGATAACCCCAGTTTATTCATGCTGATTTATAAAGCCCCAGACATTTATCGGATTTATAAAGAATTTGAGAGAAAAGACAATGAAAACTTTTAATTGGGACATATCGGCAGACAGCAGTGAGAGCATCAGCCATAATACAACTGTGGTAAGCTTTGGTGATGGCTATGAGCAGGCGGTCAGTTTTGGCATTAACAACAGCCGTAGCGTGTGGCAATGTAGCAGGACTGACAATAAAGCCGTCATTGATGAGATTTACCGCTTTTTAATTGACACAAAAGGCGTTAAACCTTTTAACTTTAAGCCTTTAACCGATGAACCAAGTATCAAAGTCCGCCTAGATGGTGAGGTATCACGCCAAAAGATGGGGGGCGATGCTTGGCAAATTGGGTTTACTTTAAAGCAGGTTTTTTAATAATAAACGCCCCTTTATGGGGCTTTTTTGATGGATTGGATTTCGGTTAGGATTTGGGTGAGTTTTTCGTCCAACTCACCATTAGATGGCTTTAAGCCCTTATCCACCAAGTCAATAATCGCTGAATTTAACGACATTTTATTATCATTAGCATAATCTACAACTGCTTGATACTGCTCTTGTGGCATACGCACTTGAGTGCGTTTCCAGTCGTCTTGATTTAGGTGTTTCATAAAAAATTCCTAAAAAATTTAAAATTAACTATTGACATTATTATAATGGTGTTTTATGATATTGTCAATGGCGTTATGATAGTGTCAAATAAAACGCCAGAGACAAAAAAGCAGGTTACACTCGCCAAAGTATCAACCTGCTTAGAACACCACTTAACTTAAAAGGAAATGTTCTATGAACAATTTACCACAAAACGCCAATAATGGCAATTTTGTCACCGTCTTTCATGGCGATATTGACCAAACCACTGAAATGCTGTGCAATGCTCGTGATTTGCATAAATTTTTAAATGTTGGGCGTGTTTTAACACTTGGATTAAAGACCGTATCAAACAATACGGCTTTATTAAAAATCAAGATTTTGTTTTGGTTCGCCAAAATGGGGGAGCAAAACACAAAACGACTTTTCCCCAAAATGGGGGAAAAGTCAAAATGGGCAGACCAACCATTGACTACCACATCACCCTAGACATGGCAAAAGAGCTTGCCATGATTGAAAATAACGAACAAGGTCGCAAAGTCCGCCGTTATTTTATCCAAATGGAAAAGCAGGCATTGCAATCCACCCAATCACTCACCGCCCAAATCACCGAAACCACCATTACCTTAAAACACTTTGATGATAACTTATCACATGCTGGTCGGTATTTGGCAACCCATGGCAAACAGACCAAACCACGGCTAAAAGCCAAATTAAATGAACTTTTGGCAAAGGCTCAGCCATTTTTACCGTTTGTTGAGCTTGGGGGTGCGAAATGAGTTATGAGCATATGGGCAAATACGACATGGCTACCCTTGCTTGTGAAAGCATGAACTGGGCAAGCACACTCATACACCTTGCTAAACAAAATAAGCATTATGCTGACACACTGCTTGACATTGCCCATTATCTGTTAGATGAACAGCAGATAGAATTTGCCAATATGGCAGATGAGTTTGAAAAATCACTTTAACAGCTTTTTTCACCAACCAAACCGCCCATCATCTGATAGGCGGTTTTTTAACTCGCCGACATTAATGTCGTCGACATACCCACAGCCCTTGTAAATCAAGGGCTTTTTTAGGAGCAAAAAAATGAGTGAAACAACTCTAACCGAACTATCACGCACCGAGGCACAGGTATTACAGAGCTTTATCGCACAGGTGGACTTTTGGAAAAACCAACATGGCGATAAAGCTGCCACCATTGAAGTCATCTACTACCCTGAGGATGACGGCTTTGAGGTGGCGAACGGTGAGCCTAACAACGGCGTGCTAAAACGCAATCGCACCACGGCGTTTCGTGCTGATCTGTTGGCATGGGCGTCTAACCAGTTACGCCAATTACAAGGCTGGGACAACAGCCAAACGGTCACCGAATTTAGCCTATCTTATAAAAATGACCGTTATGGGGTGCGTGCTGCCCTTGCTAGTGAAGCCAAAGCCGATGATGCAAAAGCACCAAATGAAGCATAACACAATCAAAGATAAGGAAATTTACTTTCCTTATCTTTTTATTTGGAGGGCTTATGCCATTAAACAGCGACTTTCAAAAACCCACAGTAGACGGGCTAATTACGCTCTTTGAGCTTGACGCAAGTAAACTGGGGGCTGGCATTTTACGCTTTCACGGTCATAACCACGAGCATAATGATGGCGTGATTGTCTTTCGTGGCAAAGCGTACAACCCCCAAGCCCTGTCTGTTACAGGGCTTGAAATGCGTTCAGATGGCAGAGCAAGCACACCGACCCTAACCCTTGCTAATAACATTGCAGGGGTACAAGGGGCGGTATCTGCCTACTGTTTGCAGTTTAACGACTTTGCAGGGGCAAAACTTACCGTCATTACCACCCTTGCCAAATACCTTGACCCCATCAATTTTGACAACGGTAACCCCACCGCTTCTGATGAATGTAAAGAGCAAATTTGGTTTGTTGAACAAAAAACATCAGAAAATGCCCAACAGGTAACCTTTGAGCTTGCCAACCCCATTGATTTGGAGGGTCAAAAAATCCCTGTGCGTGAGATTACCAATTACTGCCACTGGGCGGTTGTGGGTAAGTATCGTGGCGAAGAATGCGGCTATACAGGGGCGGCCATGTTTGATGAACACGACAACCCTACCGACAACCCCATCATGGACAAATGCGGTGGGCGTATGAAATCGTGCGTGTGCAGATTTGGCAGAAATAAACCTTTGCCGTTTGGCGGCTGTCCTGCCAGCAGTTTGATTGGCTCATAGGAATTAAGATGAAATTAACCAAACAATTAAAAGCCGACATCATCTCCCACGCCTTTGACTGCTACCCTGCCGAGTGTTGTGGGCTAATTGTGGATAAAAAGTACATACCTTGCACCAATAAGGCAACCGATGATGAGCAATTTATCCTTTGCCCCAAAGATTTTGCAAAAGCGGAAAGCATAGGCGAGATACAAGCCATCGTTCATAGCCACCCTGACGGCGGTGTGTTGCCGTCTGATTTGGATAAATTACAAATTGAGCTTCATGGCGTGCCGTGGGTCATTGTGGCGGTGTCAAAACAAGATTATGGCGATGAGCCTGCCTTTGGCGTGTATGAACCGTGTGGGTACAGACCGCCACTTTTGGGGCGTGCTTATATCCACGGTGTGCAGGACTGTTACAGCTTAGTGCGTGATTATTACAGCCGTGAGCTTGATATTGATTTGCCTGATTTTCACCGCAGAGATGGCTGGTGGGAGCATGAGAACCATGAACCACTTTATGAACAGAACTTTGAAAAAGCTGGCTTTGTGGCTGTGGATAAGTCTGTGGGTAATTTACAAAAGCACGATGTCATCTTGTGCCGTGTTGGGCGTACCCATCATGTCAATCATGCCTTGATTTGGCTTGGCGATGATGGAGCGTTAAAAAGCGAAACCACCCCTGATTGTGTGGGTAATGCCCTAATCCTACACCACCCCTACGGACGGCAGTCCGTGCGTGAGATTTATGGCAAGGGGTGGGCAGATAGGACGGTGATGGTGGTGCGTCATCAGGCATTAAGTCAAACCAACCTGTAACTGCTTACCCAATTTGGCAAAAGCATTGGCAAGGGTATCAATTTTGGTGGCATGCGACAAATCCACAAGGCGGGTTACCTGTTGGGGGATGATGCCCATTCTTTTGGCAAGCTCGGCTTGGCTGACATTTTGGCAGAGCATTTCATTAAGCAATAACACTTTTGCCCATACAGACGGTGGCAGGCTAACCAAATGCTCGCCATCTTGGGCTTGGCTTGGTATTGGTACGGCTCGGTTATCTTCAAAATAAAATTCCATGGCAACCATTAAGGCATCTTGTGCCATCTCTAAGGCTTCATCGATGGTATCGCCTTGGCTGATGGCTTCTGGAATGTCACGAAAAGTAACGCAAAAGCCGTCTGTATCAGGGGTTAGGGTAACAGGATAGTGCATAAATTCTCTCCATTTGGTTAGGGTTTGCAATTTTGGGTAATGCTAGGGGTTACCCCCTAGTCTGATGTCTGTTGTGAATTGGCGTTTAGTTGCTTTATGATGGCTTTGGCTACATTTTCTTTAATTTCGGTGTGCCTTGGTATGGTGGTTTGTTTGCCATTTAAATACACTTTGGTATGTTTTGCACCCTCTTTAAAGACTGCCCCTTTTTCACTTAACAGACCAATCAAATCTTTACGCTTCATGATTACCCTTAATTGCCATTTGATGTGCCTATTATAAACAAAAATGTTTATAATATCAAGTATTTTATCAACAAAAAAGTATATTTTTTACGGAATATAATCATGAAAACCATCCAACTACACGGCATTTTAGCCAAAAAATTCGGTAAATCTTTTAACTTGGCAGTGGGCAGTACCAAAGAAGCCATGCGTGCGTTATGCGTGCAACTTACTGGCTTTGAAGCGTTTATGATGAACGCTCATAAGCAAGGCCTGCGTTTTGCTGTGTTTCATGATAAGCATAATGTGGGCGAGAGTGAGCTTGACATGAACCACACCGCCAAGATTATCCGTGTCGTGCCTGTCGTGGAAGGCTCAAAAAAAGAAGGTGTTTTAGAAACTGTCATCGGAGCGGTCTTGGTCGTGGCAGGGGTTGTGGACAGGATAGTGCATAAATTCTCTGCCTTTGTGGTTAAAGCAATTACACCTGACGAAATTAGGGCAGCAGGTGAGCAATTTAAATCCCACCCTGAAAACAATGCACCAGCCACCGCAGATAAGCTGATTGCCAATAAAAGCGGTTTTGTTTTATCTGAGCGTAGTCTTAAAAATCTACAGATGATTATTGCCCCCTTGCCAAAGCAATGGCACAGGCAAGCGGTAAGCTGGGCGTAA